AAGAGTCAGAGAACCCTCTGGAAGCAGTTTCGCATTCCTGAGGTTTTTGATGAACCCCCAGAATTCTGGACTCACCAAATGTTCCAGAATGGTTCTTTCACCGAAAAAGTTAGAACACTGACGTGGTAGGACAGAGTTCTGACAGAAGGAACTGATGTTAACCGCTCTCTTCTCCTCTTCAAGTGCGCGGTTCATCTCGGTCTCTGGGTCAAGACGAGAAGCCATCTTTCTTTACGTGATGAAAGAGGGAATGTAATAGAATAAATAAATAAATAATTAATTTCAATTTTTATATTAAATACTTATCCAAAATGAGAATAAAAAATATCATTTATAAATAATGTATTAATTGTATGGATCGAAAGCAAACGGATCTGGTGCTTCATTTACAGCATAAACAATCCGAACCTTTTCATAGGCTGGATCGTTATCAAGGAAGAGAATAAATTGACGTCCATCATTGCGATAGCATACACCATCATTAATAAAGAACTCAAACTTTGTTGTATTGACCATAAATATTCCATGTGAAGTTTCATTCGGAAATGTAAGACATCCCTCTTCAAGTAGACCAGCATTTCTCAAATTTGGCATGAAATATCTGATCTTATGATTGTCATTTGGATTCTCCATCTGGTAATATTCACTACAAATTAGTGAAACCTGATTCTTTCGACAAAACTTGCGAATCTCGCTATTTGGACTGCCGTTTTGCTTCTTTGACTTCCGACTAGCCATCTTTAGATATAATGCCTAATTAATGGTTAATTAATGGTTAAATAATAGTTAAATAATAGTTAAATAAGTAAATATATATTTTCAATTTTTTTGATATATAGTTATCTAAAATGACAATAAAAAATATCACTTCGCAAGACGCACAAGATGAATTTTCGACTGGTCATACTGATTCACAAAGAAGGTGAAAGGGATTTCGGTCTTTACTCCGTTGGACTCAGACACAATCTTGAAAATCCCCTCTGAAAAGGGTTCCACATCAAAGGTAAAAGCGGGGGAAATTTTGAGAGACCCCTTCTTTCCATCTTGTGGAAGAACCAAATCAGTCATAGGGTAGCTTTTTAGTTTACCTCCAGAAGTCAAAACCATCTTGACGTAGGGTTTCAGATGGTTCAGACTTGGAAACGTATCCCATATCGTTTCCCATTTTTCATCCAACGGTTTCAAGAAGGCTTCCATACACAGAAGACACAAAAGTATGTTCAACCCATATGTGCGTGTGTCATTGGGAAGAAAACAGCAATTTTTGGGTTTGTTGTTGAGATTCAACCCCGTTTCAGGGGCTACAGCCACAAGCCTTCCTTGTTGTGGTCGGCGGTCTCGAATCCATTGAAACTCATCATTTCCATTCGGATTGGGGTTCATTTTCCAAGAGGGGGAAAATGAAAGAGGGAATGTAATAGAATAAATAAATAAATAATTAATTTCAATTTTTATATTAAATAGTTATCCAAAATGAGAATAAAAAAATAAATAAAATGTGTTTGATGAATAATTTCTATTTTTTATTATTATAATATAATAAGAATCTAGATTAAATAAAAATAATTCTTTAAATAAAAAATGAATATTGAAAAAGACACATGGAAAATTATTGATTCCTATTTTAAGGAAACACCTAATTATTTAACAAAACATCATATAGATTCGTTTAATGATTTTCTTTCTGAAAAGATTAGATCGATATTTAATGACGAAGATTTAAATCCTCAAATTATTCCATTCTTTGATAAACAAGACCCAAATAAACAATATACGGCAAAGATTTATTATGGTGGTAAAAGTCAAGAAGGTATATATATAAGTAAACCGATTATTTATGATGATTTAAAAGGTGAAAATCGCCCATTATATCCGAATGAAGCTCGTCTTAAAAAGTTGAATTATGCGGTTAATGTGTTTTGTGATATTGACATTGAATATTCAATGAAAATAGATAATGAATATAAATACAAAGATGTGGCTTGTCCAGTTCAAATTAAGAAACTAAATTTAGGTCGTGTTCCATTGATGCTACATTCGGAGGCGTGTCCTTTATATAGAGTTCCTAGGGAACTTAGGAAGAAAATGGGGGAATGTATTTATGATCATGGGGGTTATTTTGTGATTGATGGTAAAGAAAAAGTTTGTATATCAAGAGAAAGAAAAGCGGAAAATATGCTTTATATAAATAAATCATCACATCCACATTATTCATGGACTTTGGATATTAAATCAGTTCCTGCGGAATTCCGTTATGCTCGTAATTCATATTTACATGTTATAGAAAAAACGGGAGAAATATTTTTTGAGAATACATATTTTAAAAATCCGAATAAAAATAATTTAATTCCATTAATGATAATTTTTCGTGCTTTTGGTGCGGAATCTGACAAGGAAATAATGGAATATATTTTCAATGATCTAGATAGTGAATTTGCCCGTAAAGGTATGGAATATTTAATACCATCCTTTAACAATTCGGAGGCATTGGAAATTGATGATCAAAATTCATCATATGTTTATTTAGAACATTTTATGAAAGGTATTGAAAATGATCAAAAGGATTTTTATCGTAATCGAACGGCTAGATTAGCATTATTAATGAAAAATATAGTTGACAATATATTTCCACATGTCGGTAAAGATTTAACAGCTAAATTACATTATTTAGGATATTCGACAAATCAACTTTTGAAATGTATATTAGGATATAAAAATGAAACTGATAGAGATAGTTTTGTTTATAAAAGAGTTGATTTATCGGGTTTTATGATAGCTAATCTTTTTCGTGATGGTTTTAAACAACTTCGATATGATGCGAATATTACATTATCAACCAAATACGAATTTAGTAGTCAAACATTAAAAGATTATGATTTTATTAATTTAATAACCGACGCAACAGTAAAAGAAGTCTTTAAAACAGCGTCTCTTGAAGAATTTGTAATGAAAGCTTTTAGAACTGGTAATATGACAAATGTTGGACATATTAATGAGAAGAAAGGTGTTATTCAACAAGCGGATAGACGTGGTTATTTAGCTCATACATCATTAATGCGTCGTTTGGTGACTCCCAATGATTATGATACACGTGTTCAATTAGACCAACGTAGATTACATGGGACGCAATATGGATATTTATGTTCATTTGATATTATGGATGGGTCAAATGTTGGTGTTAAGAAGCATTTTACATTATTATGTCAAGTGACGGCGGGAACACGAAAAGGAGAACTTATCAGATGTATTCAAGAAAATAATTTAATACCACTTACGGATATTCATCCATCATTAATAAAGGGACAAACAAAAGTATTTGTTAATGGTGAATGGATAGGTATTCATTTGGAACCAGAAAAACTAGTTAATAAATTACGTTTATTACGTCGTAATGCTTTAATTAATATATATACGAGTATAGCTTGGTATGTTAATGATAATGAAATTGTTTGTTGGACAGATGGTGGGCGATGTGTCAGACCATTATATATTGTTGAAAATAATCAGTTAATGATTAATCAAGATTTAATAGATAAAGTAAAAACTAAAAAAATTGGATGGTATAATTTGATTGGGGGTAAGAAGAAAAAGACTATTGATCCTAGTGATGGTAAATATTATCGACCAGAAGAAAATGGATTTATTTGTGATACAGAAGAAGAATTATTAGAACAACTTCGTAAAAATAGTGGTGTGATTGAATATTTGGATAATAATGAAATTGAAAATGTGATGTTATCAACTAGTTTTTTTATGGAAGATTCGGACATTGAATATACTCATTGTGAACTTCACGCATCAATGATTTTAAGTCCATTAGCACATTGTGTTCCATATGCGGGAACAAATCAATTACCACGTAATGTTTATGGGGTTACACAATGTAAACATGCGATTTCAACGATGGCGACAAATTATATGAATCGTATTGAAACGGCAGCCATGATATTATCATATCCACAAAAACCACTTATAAACACTCGTGTTGGTAAATATTTGTATAATGATCGTTTAGGACATGGAAATAATATTATTGTAGCGGTAGCATGTTTTACAGGATATAATCAAGAAGATTCGATTATTTTTAATAAATCATCAATTGACCGTGGTTTATTGAGAGTATCATATTTTAGACAATATACAAGTGAAGAAGTTTCGGATCCAAAAACGGGAACTTATGAGAAATTTTATAATCCTAATAATACATCTGGTAATGAAGTTCAAGAAGATGTTTTACCATCACAAGATTTAAATTATGAAAATATTGACCAATATGGTTTTATTAAAGAGGGAACATATTGTAAAGGTAAAGAAGTTGTAGCAAGTAAATTCATTAAAATAACTAGACAAGATATCCCCCCTCGTGATATATCATTGTATAGTGAAGGTGGTGAATTAGTTGATAAAGTATTTACAACATATACGGATAATCAAAAAACGAGATTAGCAAAGGTTAGAGTTGTTAAACAAAGATTACCAGAATTGGGGGACAAAGTTGGTTCTAGATATGGACAAAAAGGTTGTTGTGGAATGTTTTTTCCAGAAGAAGACATGCCTGTAACCGATGATGGTATTGTTCCAGACATTATTATTAATCCACAAGCTTTTCCCAAACGTATGACTAATGGACAATTAATTGAGGGTCCCGCTTCATTATTAGCTTCAGCATTGGGTATAAATTTGGATGGAACAACATTTGAACATTATGATTTAAATTTAATTGGTGATCTTCTAGAACAGAACGGATGTAATAGATATGGTGAAAAAGTTTTATATGATGGTTTTGAAGGAAGACAAATTAAGGCAAATATTTATATGTGTCCAACATTTTATCAACGTTTTAAACAGATGGTTAAAGATAAAATTCATAGTCGTACTGCGGGTTCTAGAATTGAAGATGTCCCAATGTTGGGTGGTGGTTATATGGCGAGAGAAAGACAACCATATGCGGGGAGAGCATTAGGTGGTGGTGGTCGTGTGGGTGAAATGGAACGTGATTGTATTATAGCACATGGTATATCAGCATTTATGAAAGAAACATTGATGGAAAGATCGGATAAATATTTTTATTATGTTAGTCAAGATACTGGTCGACAAGTTATATGTAATCCAGAGGAGAAAATATATTATGATCCTGATATGGATGGTCCCATGTCATATAATTTGGTTGATGTTTTAGACATGGATGTTAATGATAAAAATAAAGATGAAAATAATATTTCGAATAAACATGAAATATTGGGTGTTAATACATTCCCTCAAAGACATACTAATTTTTCTAAAATTTATGTTCCATTTAATTGTAAATTACTTGTTCAAGAACTTGAAGCAATGGGCATTTCTATGCGTATCATTACCGAAGGAAGTAATATTTCTAAAAAATACCCAATTAAAAATACAATGCCTTCAAAAACTATCAATAATATACGGCAAGACATAATTAATGATATTGAAAGAAAACAACAAATCGAAGCAAATTTTACACGTGAAAGACTCGAAATTGATAATTCGAAAGAATCAGATAATAAAGATGATAAAGAAAAGACTGATAAAATAGATTCTATTGATAGTAAATCAGATAACACTTCAGAACGTGATGATATTGATGATATTTATGATGAATTAACAGATATGTCGGGTGGTGGTGAACCCAGAGTTGTTGAATTGTTTAAGGGTGATGGTAATAATAATGATGGTAATAATCAAACACAATTACATGGTGGTGAAACGACAAATTCCAATGAAAATACAGCAAATTACGATGAAGAACGAAGTTATTTAGATACACTTAATACAAGAACACAACAAATACATGGTGGGGAACAACCTTTACCAAATAATAACAATCAACCTTTACCAAATAATAATCAACCAAATAACAATCAATCAAATAACAATCATAATCAACCTTTATCAAATAACAATCAACCAAACCAACCAAACCAACCAAATCCAAATATTAATCAATCCATTCAAACAACTCAATCGAATCAACCTCAAGGAGGGGGAGGTGAAATAAAAGTGGTTAGTGTAACCCTACCAAGTGGAACAACTGAACAACAAATGAGACAAGAGATGAATGGTGAATCAAGAACACAACAAACTGGTGGTAATCAAAACATTACAAATAATCAAACAACAAATAATCAAACAACAGATAATCAAAATCAACATCAAAATGTTCAAGTGGAACAGACAATACAAATGGAAGAACAAGTACCAGACGGATTAAATGAAATATTTCTCTAGATATAAAAAAAAATTGAAACAAATCTAAATATAAAATAAGTATAATAAAATATATCAGAGTTAAAATAAAAATAAAATAATAATTTAATAAGTTAAATGGAAATTACTAAATTAGTTGAACAATATACATTATCAAGAAAAAATTTATTAGATATGTTAGAAGAAAGAGGGTGCGATGTTGGAACATATAGACAATTTAGTGCGAAAGAAATTAAGACAATGATTCAACAAACACAAAATAATAAATTGTCCTTATCTGTTGATATGGGACCATTGGATATATTGGTAAAAAATAGGTATGGTCATCAAACATTTGTTAAATATAGATTAGAAAAAATTAAGGCAGCCAAAAGTCTAGATAGTTATATTCAAAAAATTTATGAAACTTTTTTAAAACCAGAAGATGAATTAATTGTAATGATTCCCGAACGTTCATATCAAATAAGCTCATCATTTCAGATATTGTTAAATAATTTTTGGAATGAAAAGGGATATTATATTCAAATTTTCGGAGTTAATCAACTTTTGAGAAAAGTAGTTGAACATTCAATGGTTCCTCCACATAGATTAATGTCAGAAGAGGAAGTTGAAGAAACATTAAAAAAATATCAATTAAAATCAGATCAATTTCCAGTTATTCTTAGAAATGACCCGATCGCCCAGTATTATGGAGCGAGACCGAATGAAGTATTCGAGATAACAAGACCGAGTAAAACATCAGGAAGTTATTTAACATATCGAAAATGTTATTAAGAAAATAGTGTAATGCGATTAACTAAAATTATTTTTTCGAAATCATTAAATAATTCACATAATAATTGTATTTGTTTTTTATTAATTGGATAATATATTCTAAATATAATTTCTTTTGATATTTGATTATAAATAATTTCCATTTGAGGATTTATAGTAAAAATTATTAATGAAAAGTCTTCAATATTTAAGAATTGTTCAATACTTGGAATACATGAATTATCAATTATATTTTCTTTAGTTTCTAGAAGCAAATCATGATGTGTATGAATACCTTTAATTGTATCAGAATTAATTAATTTTTGATTTAGAAGGGTTTTTTTATTTTTGTTAAGATGATCAATTTTGATAATTTTATCATTATAAAAATATTTTGAAAAAGATTCTTGATGTCTAGAATATGATTTAGATTCTAGATGATGTAGATATTTTTCGTTATCATCAAAAATTTTCTGAAAAATATTATCTGAAATTGTAATTCCATGTGTTATATCTAGAAAACGGTTTTTATCATTTTGAAAATATTCTTGTTTATTTAAATATTTTGTTAATATTTCTTCCATTTTATTTTTTAAAATATTTGAGTTAGTTTTATCAATTCAATTTTTTATTAATTCAATTTTTTATTTGTCATTTAAAGAAAATTGATTTAAAAAATATTATTATTATTATCAAATATAAAAGATTATAAAACAATAAATAAATAAATTAATAACTATATAGATGCCTAATTTTGTAATTTTAGATATTAATGGGAATTTATCAAATCATAATTTATCAACTAAAAATAGTCATTTAAAAAATGATAATATTGATAAATTAATTGCTTTAAAATCTTTTCAAAAATATTTTAAAAATAAAGGTAAAGGAGAATTAAATGTTTTTAGGAGATGGAAATTATCACATGATAGTGATTTATTTGCGGTTGGTTGGTTAGAAGGTTCAAAGGATGAACAAAATCAACATGATATTATTCCATCATATGATTATGAAGAATCCAATATAAATCAAGTAATGTATTATGGTGATATTGCTATATTAAAAATTGATACAAAAAATAAGGAAATTATAAATTATAATTCAGAAGATTATTATCAATTTTATACCAAATATATTAATGAAGAAACCGAAGAAGAAGAGGAAGATGAAGAACAAGAAGAATTAGAGACTGATGATACAGATGAAGATCAAGATTTAGAAGAAAATGATGAACATGAAGAAACGTTAGAAGATGATTTATCAACTGTTAAAGATACATCAAAAATAGATAAAACAGATGATGAAGATGAAGAAGAAGAGGATGAAGAAGAGGAAGAAGAAGAAGAGGAAGAAGAAACAGATGATGATTATGAAGCTAAAGACGCATATGATCAAGATGATAAAGAAGATTTTGATTATGGGGATGAGGATGAGGATGATGATGATAAACCGAAGAAAAAGAAAGCAAAGAAAAAGGGTGTATCAAAAATCAAATTAATACCAATTAAGAATTTAGAATTTGAAGAATCAGTGATAGATGATATTACAAAGATTAATGAAATTCGACAAGAAGCGTGTTCAAAATTAAAAAAGTTTTTCAATGATAAAGAAGCACGTTTATTGGAACATTATATTTATAATTATGCTATTTCTGAATCTATTCGAAGAGATGTTGTAGTAATGTGGGAGGATAGATTATTTAAAACGATTTATTTAGATAAAGTGATATTCATTTATGCTAATTTTGATAGAAATAATCAAGAATTTTATAATAAATTTAAAACATCAAATATGAAACTCGAAGATTTAATTACATTAAAGCGTGAAGATATTAATCCAGAAAAATGGAATGAATTTATTAATAAAAATCGTGAAAAAGAAGAAGTGCTTTTCGAACATAAAGCTTATACAGTTTCAACACAATATAAATGTAGAAAATGTAAAGAAAGAAATGTTAGTATTGAAATGTTTCAAACTCGTAGTGCTGATGAACCGATGACAGCTTTTATTACTTGTAATAATTGTGGATATCATTGGAAGCAATAATAAAAAATTGATTTAATTTAATATTTTTTAATTTTGGTAATTTAATTTATAGTTGTTAAAGTTAATTTTAGTGATTTATTTTTAGAAAAATGGATAATATAAATGAAGAAGAATGTATTATTTGTAAAATTGATAAAAGCCAGTTTGATGTATGTGATTTAATATTAACATGTCGAAAAATAAAAAAACATATACCATTATATAAAACTGAATGTTGTGGAAAATTATATCATCAAGATTGTATGGCAACATATATTGTAAATAAACGAAATATATTTTTTAGTGATATTCAAAAAGAAGATAATGATGAACATAAAGATATATGTCCTCATTGTTGTCAATTTAATAAATATCCAATTGAATGGGGATTTACATATGAAAATAATAAAATTATTGAAAAAATTCGTGATTTTAGGATTTATATGATTTCTTTATATTTTATGATTGTTTTATTGATGTTGGGAATCATGATGTTTTCCATATTTTCACCAGTAAATCTTGTAGAAAAAGGATGTAATAATTTATTTGAGAATAATCGAACAAATGATGTTAAAGAATGTAATAATCAAATTATTAAAAATAATACAGAATATAGAAAATATCAATCATATAGTGGGGTTTTTAATTCAATAATGGGTATATTTAATATTATTATATTATTATTTATATATGGAGATTTATATTCTTATAAAGTTAAATCTATCTCTATCTTTAAAAATTGGGAAAATGTATATAATAAATATATCAATAAATATTATTATAAATATTATGTTTATACAATTAAAATTTATAAAGAAAAACATAATTATGATTTACAATGTCTAATTGGGTTCAAAAAATATGTTAAATGGTCTGTGATATTTACTATAATATTAATAACTAATAATATATTTATTGGTGTGTATATTAAAAATTATAAAATTGAAAATATAACATCAATTGAACAAATTGTTGATATTGTAGGGGATAATATTTATGTTTTAACAATAAATTCGAATACAATTTTTGGACTTTTATTATTAATAATGTTTATGGTAATTATTATTATATGGTTTATTTCCACACGTAATGAATTGATAAATAATAATAAAATAATGACTGTAAATAATGATTTGATGCCTAATATTAAAATAATTTCGATTGATTTAGATGAAAATATAAAAGATAAACAATATATAAATAATTAAAAGTTAAAATAATTAAAAGATAATGGATAATAGTATAAAAACAAAAAGAATGTCTAGACTAGCATATGAAATGAGAATGTATAATTTAGACAAGGAAGATTGTAATAAGGATGGTATATATATGTTTGAATCGAAGGAAGATATTTTTTATGGATTGGTGATAGGTTCTGAAGGAACACCATATCATAATGGGTATTTATTATTTAAGATTGAATTTCCAGAAAAATATCCATTTGTGCCTCCGAAAATGACATTTATTTCGTTAGATTTAAATTGTCGGATTCATCCAAATTTGTATCAAAATGGGTATGTTTGTTTATCAATGATAAACACATGGGGGGAAAATGAATATACACCCGGGTTAAGTTTAGTAAAAATTTTAAGAACAATACAATCAATTTTAACTGAAAATCCGATTGAAGGAGAACCGGATCATGAAAATGATAAAAGTCCAGAGGCGAATAATTATAAAGAAATGGTTATATATGATATTATTAATTTATATCAATATCATATGGTTAATGACCAATTTTTATTAGAATCACAACAAAAAATACCGATTGATATTAGAGATAAAATTAATCCAATATTAAGAGATTTATTTAAGAAAAATTATAATTCAGTTATTAAAAATATTGAAAAATATAAATCATCATATGTCAATAATCAATTATATGTATCATATGTATATTCTGATTATAAATGTAAGTTAAATTATGATGAATTATTTAATAATTTTAATCAACTATATCAAAAATTAATTTCCAACACTACCATGTGAATTTCCTAATGGGTCATAGGGTAAAACTCCGTTGGATGGGGATGATAAACCAGCGTCTTTAGCAAGTTTGCTTGGTGCTTCAAATTCGGCATTTGTAAAATGTTTAAAATTTGAAGCCTCAGTAGCATCAGAACCACCTACAACACGAGAATAAAGTGTATGTCCCCAGTCAGAACCACCACCACGATGTGATTTTTTATATTTTTTTGTTGATTTTTTTGATGATTTACGAGAACGTTTACCACCAGATTGTTTTGATTTAGTTTTTCTAGATTTAGTTTTTCCAGTTTTAGTTTTTCTAGATTTACCACCGGATTGTTTAGATTTAGTTTTTTTAGATTTAGTTTTAGTTCTTTTACCTCCGGTTTGACGTTCTGTACCTTCAAAAGCAAGAGAATATGAACATGGGGGGTTTTCTAGACCTTTCATAACAGCATCAGATGCTAGAGAACCACCACTATGGATTTGGTATAAATTTAAATTAGCCGGATCACCAGCTACTTTTGGTGATGAGACATTAAGATGAGTATTACAAGGTGTAGTATTTAAATTTGACATCACACGATCTGAGGCTAAAGAACCACCTTTAGCAATTGATAATTTTCTAACCATTGTTTATTGTATAAACAAGATTAAAATTTAAAACGCAAAAAAATAATTATAAAAAATAATTATAGTAAATAGTTTATACTTTCTGATTAAATAGTTTATACTTTCCAAGAATATTTACAATATTTACAAATATAAATATGTCTAAGATGTGTTTCACTTGTTTGAATCATTAAAACATTATTTTCTTGATATGTATGTGATTGACAATTATCATTTGGACAAGCAATTGTTTTAATTCGAGGTAATGTGTTATCAAAAGGTGTATTAGGATTAATTGAAACCTTAGATGCGGTTCCATAATCATGAATATAAACTGGTTCATTATTATTACGAATTTTAGTTTGATTACATGATTTACAATAATATTCGATTAATTTTTTTTCTGGGGTTTTAGGATTATTAATGATTCTAGATGAATATAAATTAAAGCAACTATCACAAAATTCCATAATATTTTTATTTTATATATTATTTATATTTTATTATTATATTATTATATTCTTATTTTAAAATGAAAAAATAAAATCAATTTTATATTATAACCTAATTAGGAAAAATTTTTAGGATGATTTAACATTTGGTTTTTCATCTCCCCATTTAAGGAAAGTCATGTAAATAACACCTTTAGGTTGTTTCTTATCATCATATAATGGTTTTTTCGAAACACTAATTTGACAATCACGATAGTCTTTACTCTCACTAAGTAATTTCTTAAGAAAATGTGGGTATGAATTAAATTTAAATTCAATATTATTATTAGGATCTTTAAAATGACCACACCATAAAACAGCTTCACGCCATTCATCATCAGCCATACCTTTATAAAAACCGATATGAGAAGCAATTTTAATTTGTTTTCGATTATTTTTAGTTGCTTCAAGGATTAAGGTTTCAATTTTCTGAAATAATTCAATTGCTTTTTCACTTGATAATTTATTATAATGGTCAATTGTAGGTTTGAGTTCATTTTTATGTTTTGTTTGATTTTCAATTTCTTTGACTTTTTTAGATTCTTGTTTAAATTTTTCAAATAATTGAAGTGTTTGAACTGTTGTTAATTGTAAATTATTTCCTGCTAAATCAAGACATGGTAAAAGTGTTTGTTGATTATCTTTAATAGACATCGTTAACATTTAATAAAATATATATTTTCAATACAATAACTTGTAATTCCTAGATATTATTTATTAAAATAAAAAATTAAAATCAATTTTTGTTATATAGAACCTAAGCTACGAATCATCATGTTTGGTTTCTTCATCAGAGTTAATATTATACCATTCATCATGATTTGAACTAGTTGGATCCATTGGATTTTTATTATGTTCAAGTGTAATATCATGTTCATATTCAGAGTCTTGTTCAATGGTAAAATTTTTATCAAATAATGGATTTATGAAATTAATTGTTGGGATACGGTATAATAATTCGTCGCCTCCAGTTTCACTATATAATGGATTTTCGAAGCCATTTTTATGTTCATGTGTGTTTTTATTTTCGTGAGATGTATTATTTTCATGTTGTTTATAAAAGCAACAACAAATATGACGTAAAATTGATGAAATTTTATTTGATAACATACTAACAGAATTTATTTTGAAATATGTTTAATTTGTTCTTATTTTATAAATTTAAATTATTTAATTCAATTTTTTTTTATAAAACAATTTCTAAAAGTAATTCAAATGGAATATCAAACACATTTAAATAAAATTATTATTTTTATTATAATAGTTATTTTAATTTCAATAGGTATTTTTTATTATACACATCACACAATAAGAATTAAAAATAAATTAGAAGAATACAAAAAAGATCCGATTGTTAAATTAGAAGTTATAAAAGATTGTAATGATAAAACTGATTGGAAAAATCAACCATTAGCAAATTTTCAAATTGCGAGTAGTGCTAAAAGTTTTTTAATTGGTAATCAAAAATATGATTATGTTAGTTTAGATATGATTAAACAAGTTCTTTTAATGGGTGCTAGATATCTAGAATTGGAAGTTTTAGGTGATTCTTTCAATTCTAGACCTAAAATAATTGTCGCAAGTTGTATTGAAAAAGGACAATGGCAAACAAGTCTTAATAACGAATCATTTGATAAATTTATTGAAACAATTTCTACATATGCTTTTAGTCCTGAGATTCCATCCTATACACTTCCATTATTTATTTATATTGATTTAAAATTAGATGATAATCAAAATGCCTTAACACAAGTTGGTTTAATTCTAGATAAATATTTTCATGATAGGTTAATGCCGAATAATATTAATCTAGCACAAGTTCCAATTTGTAATCTTTTTGGTAAAGTGATTATATGGACAAGTGATTATTCATCTAATTCTGATTTGGATAAAATCATTTCTATAAATAAACCATCTAGATATCATTATACATCTTTATCTGATTTTAATGAAGAACAATCAAAATATGAAGAAGAGAAAAAACCATTAAGTCCATCTGAAGCTGTAAAACATCCACCTCCGATGGTAAGACATAATTATAATAATTTAACGATAATTTATCCAAATAATCCAGATGATATATTTTCTGTGAATTATCCTTTTAAAGAAGCCCATAGTTATGGATGTCAATTTGTAGCATTAAATTATCAATTAAAGGATACATATTTAATGGAATATTTAGAATATTTTAAGACAAATAGTATTATATTAAAAAGTGGTGGATTGATTCCACCGAATAATTTTGTTCAAGAAAAATCCTTATCACAAATGGAAGAGAAAACGGAAAAAATAATACGTTTTATTCCTTGGAAAAATTTACAAAATGAGATGGAAAATCAACCTATTTATATTCGTCCGGTTAATGATTCTAGAGCTGTTATTGAAGTTAAAAATAATAGGATAGTAATTGGACGTAAAAATAATTCGGAAATTACTAGAAATAATTTATTTTTAATTAAACAAAATAAACAAAACAACAAAAATAACGAAATATATCTAGAATCATTATCAAAACCGAATTATTATTTAATATATGATGGTTCAGAATTTATTCTAGATAAAATCACATCTAATAGTTTTGTTTCATATCGCGGTTTAAGTCAAAAATATGATACACAACAAACAATAAGTCTAGAATTACAACATCAAAATAATGATAATGATAAACAATTTATAGGTTATGATTCAACAAATGATAAATTAATTATTAAATCATATGAGGATGAATATCAAAATGATTTAGATTTAACATTTCATATTATTAAACAACCAGTTGAATCTATATTTCATTTACGTTCTATTAATGGTCGTTATTTAACTAATATGGAAGGTCAATTATGGGCAAATGCCAAAGAGAAATCAGATAAAACAATTATTAATATTATTTCTGGATTTGAAGCTGAACCTCAAGAAATGAAATACCATGATTTTACACATTTTAAATTTGGAAATAATTATTTAAGAGTTGTTAAAGTTGGTGATAAGAAAGTATTAAAAGTTGATGCTAAAAAGCCATCAAATCAAACACGATTTACAAAAGTAAATTTAGGTTCAAATCGAATGAGAATATTTTATGAAAGTTCGCCATTAATAATAAATCCGGATAGAACATGTAGGATAGGAACAATTCACGAAGAAGAAAATCCGATGGGTATATTAGAAATTGTAAGAGATTATAATGTGAAAATTAATGAAAAATAAAAAAAACTTCTCTTCTAAAAATAAATATGGTAAAGAAAACAAGTAATAATAATTTGTTAAATAATAATAATTTGTTTGAAAATAATAATATCAATAATAACAATAATAATAACAATAATACGAATAATAATAACAATAATAAGAATAACAATAATAATCTAGAAGGAAATAATTTGAAGAATAATAAAAAATCAGGTAATAATAATCAAACAAGTGGAGATTATATACCAGATAAAACATATATGTATATATTAATTTTAATATTAATGATATTTGTGTTATCAATCTTGTTTTTGATTTCTGAAACATTTAGAATTTCATATCCAATAAGTAGGATGTCAATTTATTTAAAATATCAGAAAATACAACCAATTAAGGAAAAAGATGCTAAATATAAATTAGCCGATTATTACATCGCATCAAGTTATAACACAGCATTACCGGGCTATCAAAAATATGATTATGTATCTGAAAGAGTAGTTAAAACAGTTCTTCAATCTGGAGCAAGATATATAGAATTTCAAGTATTTAATAATAGTTTTGTTGATGATCCTTATCCGGTTGTTTCATCTGGATATAGACAAGGAGAATGGAAATTAACATTAAATATGATTAAATTAGAAGATATATTTAAAGTAATACGAGATAATGCTTGGAAAATGTATGATGGAACAGATGGAAGCCCGGGGTATTCAGACCCATTATTTTTATCATTAAATTTAAAGACGAATGGTCATTATGTATGTAATAATAAAATTGCTTATCTTTTAAAAAAATATTTCATTGATTATTTTCTAGATACAAGTTTTTCATATCAACGTAAAAATATAGCAGATGAACCGTTAAGAACATTTCTTAATAAAATTGTTATAATTGCGAGTGGTGATTTTTATGGTTCTGAATTGGAAGAATTGGTAAATCAAAGTTGGGCACATGACCAAATTATAAGAATACATCATGATGATATTACATTAGATTCAAAAATGAGAAAACCGTTGAAATCATTAAGTTATTCGGATATAAATGATGAAACTTATGAAGAAGCGAAAATAAGAACAGATAAAAAGAAAAATGATATTTTAGAAGCACAAATTGATAGAAATTATATTAAAAAAGTTTCTAAAAATAAAATGATTATAATTGTTCCACAAAATGAAGGTGATTTTTATACTGTAAATTATCATCCAATGGAAGCATGGAATTTAGGAATTCAATTTGTAGCAATGAACTATTCAAAAATAGATACACCAATGGATGAATATATAACACGTTTTCGTAATAGCAGTTTTATTCTTAAACCAAAAGAACTCATAAACACTTTTTAAATTTCTATTCTAGATGTTTTATTGAATTATTTAATTTAACAATATTTCATGAGGATAATTACACTATGAATCCCACCCCGTCAGAAGGGAATTAAAATTATTGAATGTATATCTAAAAGGATTAATAATTTTAATTACATACATTTAGAGTAATTCAAAGTAATTCAAAGTAATTCAAAGTAATTCAAAGTAATATTTATAATCAAAAATAATAACAAATTTAATCTATATTCAATAATTTTTATTCCCTTAGGATGGAGTGGAATTCATTATGCTAATCATTTTTGACAATACTTTGTAAAAAGTATGGAAATACAATTCAATAAAATGTAATTCAATTAAAAATAATTTTAAATAAATAATCTCTGAAAAATATAATAATGGACAATATAAATTATTATCTTGTAAAATCAATTGGTTTAAATAAAAAACTAATTGATGAAAGTTTTTTAAAACGTGGTAATTGGGAAGATTTTGATAAAAATAAAAAGACTAAATATCGTAGTCGTAGTCGTAGTCGAAATGATATTATTAAAAAAAGTCCAGATTTTATGTATTTAGATGGTGATAATGTTGGAAATCGAACATATTGGGAATATAAACCTAAAATTAAGAATGCTATAAGTGATGAAAAAAATAAAATAACTAGGAAGAACAATCTTTTTACAAATTTGTATCAACTTGAAAATAAAATAAGTTCTTCAGATTTTTCAAAATTAAAAGAAATGCTACCTATACAATATCAATATGATTTTAAAAGTTTATTTATTAATAATAAAATTCAAATGATTAAATATAAAATTAGACATTTATTTAAAACACATCCAGTATGGATATTTAAACCGGTTTATTCACTTGGTGGTGGTTCTGGAATTGAAGTATTTGATAATTATGGAGATTTTGATGTTTATATTGATAATTATGTTAGTAAATTTAATCGATATTGGAAAAATAATCGTGGAAATAATTATGTTGAAAATAATTATTGGGTTTTACAAGAATATTTAACAAAACCTTTATTAATTAATGAACGAAAGTTTCATATGAGAGCATTTTACATATTTAATAACGATTTGGATAATAAACCACATATGTATATTTATAAATATATGCCTATAGCTATAGCAAGAGAAAAATATCAGAATAAAAATTATGACAATAAAAACATCCATGATACACATTTTAATTATGATGATGTAAATTATTCTAGAGAAGTAATTTTTTTTCCAGATTATTTTATTGAAAAAAATATTTTAACAAAAAAACAAACAAAAGTATTATTTGATAAGGCAATATTTCTAGGTAAATATTTATTTGAAATTATTAAAAATGCTAAATGTTTTGAACCTAATCAAAATTGTTTTGAAATTTTATTTACTGATTTAATGATTACTGAAGATTTACAATTAAAATTAATTGAAGTTAATAATAATGGTGGTTTAAAATTAGAAGATCATATATTTGAGAATATTTTACAAGAATTTGTTGATCCTATTATTAAACCAAAAAATAAAATTAAAAAATTAAATTATATTTATAAAATTTTATAAAATATTTTTAACTATCATATTAATTCTAGTGTCGAAATATAATAATCATTACCCTAACATCGAAAATGACGTAAGTTTTCTGAAAATTTAGGTATAAATTAATTTGATTGTTATCATTTATATTTTACAATTATTTCCATTTTTTAATAAATAATTTTATTTTGAAAAAAAGAAATCAAATTTTTATTATATATATCTTTCTAGACACAAATTCATAAATAAATAATTTTTATAAAATATTCATGTTTTATTTTTTTGATAAATTTATTATTAATATACCAAAATTCTTTAAGTGAACTAGGAAGTTCAGGCAATACACTTAATTTATTATTAAAACAATAAAGTTCTTTAAGTGAATTAGGAAGTTTAGGTAATACACTTAATTGATTACCTTTACAAGAAAGTTTTTGAAGTGAATTGGGAAGTTTTGGTAATAAAGTTAATCTATTATCTAAACAATAAAATTCTATAAGTGAATTGGGAAGTTTTGGTAATACGGTTAATTGATTATATGCACAATCCAAATAAATAAGTTTATTATATTCTGGAATTATAGTAAAAGATGAATACATATATTCGAAATTAAAATCAAAGAATATCCAATCAGATTCATATTTTACAATTATTTCCATTTTTAATAAATATGTTTATTGAATACTTATAAAAGAAAAAATAAATCAATTTTTTATTATATATATCTTTCTAGACACAAATTCATAAATAAATAATTTTTGTAAAATATTCATGTTTTATTTTTTTAATAAATTTATTATTAATATACCAAAATTCTTTAAGTGAACTAGGAAGTTCAGGCAATACACTTAATTTATTATTAAAACAATAAAGTTCTTTAAGTGAATTAG